GACCTTTAACAAATCATCCATCTTACCCACCACGAGATAAAACTCGTAGAAAACGACTTGATTGGACAGAAGATACTCCTACTGCAAAACTTCTAAAAGATAAATCTTATTTACATCCAGAACAACGGAACTACAGGAAAGCCCCACAAGAAAATACAAAAGGCAGTCCTCCGTATGTTAACGATGATCCAAAAGAAGTAAAGCGTAAACCCCAACATCCTGTCGCTCATTCACATCAGCATCTACATAAAGAAGGTGACGGGGGTGATAGTAGTGGGAGTTCCTTTGGAGGAACCGTATTCACATCAACTAATGCAGGAATCTTCTCTCCAACCTATGGAGAACGGGAAGCAAAAAGCAAGAAGAAACGAAGTGGAGTTGAAAAGTTAGGGGTGTATTTAACAGATGGATCACCTACTAAAAAGGCAGTTAAGAAGTCTGCTGGACTAGAATTAGTAGAATGGTTGTTAAAACAAGATGAAGATGATTTACAAAAACCTGTAGAGAGAACAGGTGACTTACCTTCTGAAAGTGCTGTATTAGCAGAGCAAAGAGATATGGAAAATAAAATTAAGATATTGTCAGATCAAGATAAGAAGAGGAGGAATTCAATGGAAGAAAACGCAAACCCACCCACAGGTGGTGAAGGCTCTCTCCCCGATAATAGTGTAGGACAAAGTAGGGCTTTTGCCTTATCAAAACAACCAATGGCATGGGGGCCTTATGATAATACTGATGACCTAAAAAGAACGGCACGTTTAGATGTTGAGGATGAAGACGATGAGTATTATGATACTGAATTTGAGAAAGCTATGGGTCACTTATATAATATAGCAAAAGAAGATGATCAGCCCATACATCCAGTTTCCAATGCCATATTACAGTTAATGAAAGATAAAGCACTTGACGGAAAATAATTTTTCTGTTATAGTGTGTCCCAAATGCGAAGGTAAGATGCGTGTAAACGCAGATCAAGACTTGTCATGTATTACATGTGGCAAGGTAATTACATTACAGGTAAGGAGGACTTATGATTCCAGAACAGGCAAGATTAGAAATAGGAAGAAAGAGAGCGACAGGAGAGACATGGACGGGAATAGCGAGGTGGATACTAGAAGAATACGGCGTGGAAGTTCATCGAACAACGGTTCAACGTTGGCACGACAAAGACATCCTTTCCGAATTTGAGATAGAAGAGAGTGACGATGTATTAGATTCTTCTAAAGAACGTTTAAAGATAGATAAAAAACTTCAAACCTTTAAGGCTGAATCAGTTTATTGGAAGAAGATGTATGAACAATCTTCCAAAAGAGAAGCAAGAAAAGATGTAGTAGAAGAGATAATTCAAGATTTAGTGCCTGCTTTTAAAGCAGTTAAGATACCAAAACCCCCAATAAACAAAGGGAAAAGTAACACAGATCAGATTGTAGTTGCTCCACTTACAGATACTCACGTAGGAGATTTTGTAAAAGCTGATCAAATGATTGGTTTAAATCAATATGATATAGATATATTCAACAAACGATTAAGTGGTTGGGCTGAATCAGTTTACAACCTCGTTGAATTAAGACGAAACATTGCTCCAGTTAATAAACTAATTGTTCCTATGTTAGGAGATATGATTAGTGGAGATATTCATGAAGAGTTAGCTAGGAGTAATATTGATCATTGTATGGGACAAATGATTAGAGGGGCAAACTTAATTGCCCAAGCTATAATGTTTTTCGCACCACACTTCCAAGAAATTGAAGTGCCATGTGTTGTAGGTAATCATGGTAGAATGACTAGGAAACCACCAATGAAAGACAAGTATATGGATTGGGATTATATGTTATATCAATGGGTTGCTGCATTTTGTGCTAATCAAAAGAATATAACTTTTAAGATTCCTCGTAGTTTTGCTACATCATTCGATGTATATGATAGAAAAGTATTGATGATGCATGGGGACGCTATTTCAGGAGCGGGATCAGGAACAACTATTATGAATACAATTGCTAAAATGCGTTCAGTATTTGAATATGGACGAGCAGCAGATAATAGTAACACAGCTATCCCTGATCATTTTGATTCTGTTATGTTAGGGCATTTCCATAGAGTTGATGAGTACGATATTGGAACAGGAGAGATTCATATTTGTGGTACGATGAAAGGTGGTGATGAATTTGCTTTACAGAGACTACAAGTATTTACTCCACCAAAACAAATTGTAACATATTGGCATCCGAAATACGGTTGCGTAGGTAAAGAAACTTTATATTTAAATCGTTATGATGATATAGAAAGTAAGTTTACAGACATTATTCCTGAAATCTGGATTAATTCAGTATAATATTATATACGGGTATAAGGAGATATTTATGGTAGCTTTATCGGCACAGATATTACATCAAGCAACAAAGGCAGCTTTAAAAACAGCTGCCCAAAAAATGTATATTGATATGGTGCAGAACTATCCTGATTACGCAGATCAAATACCCAAAGACTCTGCATATATACAAATAGGCGCAGACGATATTGAGGTTGGATTTCGTGATCCTAGCGTTACAGACCTTGATGGAGGGAAAGAAGGGCGACCTATTATCGGTATATACAAACAAAGAGTAAGACGACATACACGAAAATTAAAATCCGGGAGGACAATACAAGTTAAAGATCAAATACGAGAATACAATGGCTGGAAACCAATAAAAACACGAAAAGGTAATTGGTATATGGCACAAAATACTCCAAGTATTGGAGGATCGAAATTTTTTACTAAAGCTTATGAAGATAATTTCTTAGGAGATTCCTTTAATGAAATTCTAAAGCAAGCAATTAAAGACAGTCTTTAAAATAGTAAGGTTCTAGAGAAATGAAGGAGAGAAAACTATGGTAGATGTAACAAAGGTAACAGCGGAGCAAGAATTTATTATTGCGAGACATTCTCGTATGGTTGGAAAGGTACTTGATTTAGTAGAAGCGTCTCTTCCTGAAGGTAACCAATGTGAGAAATTAAAGAAACTTATACAGGTTCCTCTATACGACTTTAGAAATGACATTCTACGCCTAACAAAAGGGGAAATAGTAGAGGAAATATCCGAATAGCGTAGGATTTTTCTATAACTTTAGTATAATAAATTAGAGTGGTTTTATAGTTAAACTACATATTTTTATAATTACTGGTAGTCGGAAGTGGCTTAGACCAACTGCTAGTGCAAAAGTTTATACCAAATAGGAGGTAAACACTATGGCAGATGAAGTACTCGATAGAGTTGAAAAACAGATGGAAGGTACTAACTTGGCTCTAGCTGCTGTTGCAGAAGTTCTACAAAAAATGGACTACAGACTATCCAAGGAAGACGAAGACGAGGAGCAAGAGGAAATGGAAAAAACACAGGCTGCTGAAAAAGCAGACCTTGTTAAAGCTGTTGCTACCGAAGTCGCTGCTATGTTGAAGGCTGATAATGGTTTGGATGTAGATGGAACTAAGGTTCGATCCGCAGGCAAATCCGCCGCAGGCGCAGCTGATGCAGAGAAAGCAGTAAATATTAAGTCCGACATCAAAGACCAGCAAGCAACTATTCAAGCAATGTTGAAGGCTGCAATGGAAGATGAGGACGAGGATGACATGGAAAAGGCAGACGAAGGTTCCGCTGAAGAGATCGTTGATGAAGACGAGGAGAAAGGCGGAATGTATAAAGCAGGGAATGGCGAGGACGAAGACGATGACATGGTAGAAGAGAAGAGTATGGAAAAGCAATTAGATGACCTCAAAAAGCAAATCGCTGATTATGAGGCAAACATGGCGAAAGCCGTACAAACTGAAGCCGAAGATCGATTACGAAAGATGGGCTTCAGAGAAGAGACAGGTCTTGTAGCCCCTAAAGTTATCCAAAAGGATGCTCAGATAGGGCTAGGTGTAGACGGTTCTACACCACTAAAGAAGAGTGCTGACTCAGTAGTAGATACTGTTGATCAGCTAATGGACATGTCGTATCAAGAACTTAGGAACATACAGTATCGCCTAGAAGCAGGAGAGACTGATGGGCTTCCTAGAGAATTGATCAACTAATTTTAATAAATAAACGAGGAGGAATTTAATGGCAAATCCATCACTTGCGGAATATATTTCGCAGTCCCAGCGTGGACTTTATTCTTCTGTGTTCGGCCCTGACTATTTTATGAAGTCAGGTGCTGGAGTAGGTACTCCATTCACAGTTGATACCGCCACCGGGATTTTTAACACAACTTATGGACGAAAAGTGTGGCAGGCTCTGAACAACCAAACTCGTTTCTTTAACGCTATTCCCCGTGTAGTATGGGGCAATACAGCTGGTTGGAGGGTAAGGACAGACAGAGGTTCTGGACGATCCCGACCTGTTACAGAGACAGGTAACCTACCAACTGTAGACATTTCCAATATTGAGACGGTTAGTTCTCTACCGAGAATAGTATCGACCACCTTTGGTGCATCGGTCAAATCCGTCTTTACCGCTCAACTTGAAGGCGGTATTGGGGACGTTCTGGCGTTGGAAAACGAAAATGCTCAGATCGACCACGTAAAAGAAATTAACACAGAACTACTTGCAGGATCAGCTTCTATTTTATCAGCTGGTTCTAACACAACCAACGCAACAATTACTGTTCCAACATCTTATGGAACGCACTTTAGGGTTGGTGACAAAATAGCACTTTATGACACATCTGCTTCAGCAGTTATTAACGACTCAGGTTTGACTGTAGACAGCGTTTCTGGAGGGGTTGTAACCTTTACAGGCGAAACCTTTGCTCAGACCCCTGTTGATGGTGACGCTGCTTTCGTTGTCAGTAGAGCAGGATTTACTTCTATTGATGACGTTGTAAGTGAAGACGGTGCAGATGCAGGCGGAGTGCCTGTTTCTACTGGTGCTTATGACATCTCTGCCGCCAGAACTGCTGGTGGTTGGAACGCCGCTGCTTCTGTCAGCATGAACAATGGTACAGGGCGTGATCTTACACTAACCATGATTGATACAGCTATTCAGAAAATCAGAGAGAATGGTGGTGAGCCTAAGTTAATTCTTATGGGTCACGATCAGTATTTCCGATTGGAAAGATTGCTTAACTCCAATCAGAGGTATATGGGACAGGAAGAATATCAGGTCGGAGTCGGATCGGAGAGAACATTCCCCGGTACACGAACTGGTCTGGTTCTAGCTACTTACATGGGAATTCCAATTCTACCAGATGCGGATACTCCTAAGTCAATAGCTTCTAACGATGCTGTTCTAGGATCAAACATTTATGTTTTGGACACAGATTATATTGAAATGGCAGTCGCACAACCTACGCAATACGTAGAGAACCGTGACTACTTTGCCGCCAATGCTCTCGTTGTTAGGGGTCTACTCTATACAATGGGTGAAATGCGAGTAAAGAACATTTGGGTTCAAGCAAAAATTGGCGATCTAAACGCCTAATCGTAAACTAATCGGGGGTAGAGTTTCTCACGGCTCTGCCCCCCTTTTACATAGGAGGCAACGATATGGATATACTTATTTTAGTAAAGGCGTTGGGGTAACCCATGACACAAGTAACAGAAGATTTAAACATTAAACTTGCAGTTTATATGGAGAGATTAGATAATTACATAGAAACCCACTCAGTTTTAACGGAGAATATTTGTTCCAAGTTAGATCGAATGGATGAAGATATAGATCAAATTAAAAATTGGCGAAGTAGATTCCTTGGGGCTAAATGGATAACTGGAGTAGTGGGCATACTAGCTTTACACACTACAGTAATTCTTTCAGCTATTTTTGGAATGGTTCGGATAATTAAATAACAGGGGGAACCCAATATGGCAAATGAACGGCATACAGACATTAAAGAATTTGAGGTAGATTCTAGCACTAGGCAGTCTGTACATTCGATCACTAAATACCAACCCTTTAGACAGGCACTTTCCACATCAGCTAGTACTTTACTTAGTGCTGGTAAAGGAGAGGTAGCAACAAATTGGGTAACAAACCCAAGTATTGAGGCTACGGATGTGACAATGTATACAGCAACGGGGGCAGCCGCTGCCCGCAGTACTGCTCAAGCAGCTACAGGAGCAGCCTCTCTTCTAATAAATCCCGGTAATAGCGGGGCAGGAGAAGGGTTTTATTGGACATCACCAGCCCTTCCCTTTAGTACTTATGATCAATATATAACAGTTCAATGTGAACATCGTGGAGCATCAGCTTCAGGAAATGTAAAAATAGAGATACGAGATTTGGCAGGAACAACTGTACTCGCTACATCAGGAAATGATAACTTAGCAACTTCATTTAGACAAATTACTGCTGCTTATACAGTTGCTGCAACAACCGCAGGGGCGCAATATAGAATTTATGTAACCACGGGATCGCAACATAATATAGATTACTACGTTGATAAGATCATGTTTGAAGTACGAGAAGATGTAAATACTGTTTCTACTTATGTAGATGGTAATCAAGGAATTAATTATGAATGGACAGGAACTGCTAATGCGTCTACTTCTGTTAAACGTCCAGCAATGTCTAAGATTAGAGGGATTAAAATAACAAACGAATCTAGTTCAGCTGGCGAGATTGTGTACGTAGGTTTAGATACAACAGCATCTGCTACTGCTGGAATCCCTGTCTTAGCAGGAGCAACACTAGAAACTAACTGGCCCCTAGATTTTAGGGAGAAGGTTTCAGTAATCTCTGCATCAGGAACACCAACAGTTAGCGGAGTAGTTTGGGGATACACATTAACATAATGACTACTTTAACTAAGACTTCATGGGAACAACACGGTAACCGAGACTTTTATACTTGGGTACATGATGATGCGTCTATTAATTTTCTAGAGAAACAACAGAATGGTAGAGTCTCTTTAGAAGATATTGCAGGAGCCTTAGATGAATATATGCGGTTATTTAAAGCAGGACTTGCTACACAGGCAGAGATTATGACTTTGCATAGAGCGTTTCCAGATGCTCCAAAGTATGCTGAAGCAGTATCTAACTTTGAAGCTACCGAACCAATGGTTGTTGGAGGCCCAGCTTCCGTAGAAATTATTGATCGGGAAGGGCATATGGTAACAACAGAAGCTATGGAAAAAGCTTTTACAAAGTATATGGCAAACTTTCGTACTAGAAATACAATGGTATTACATTCTGATGTACAAGTTGGTTGGGCATTACCCGCATATATAAACAAAGGGGGACAAATATTTAAGAGTGGTGTAGATGGTAAAGGACTATTCTTTATTTGTGAACTAAGAGATGACACTCGTATAGCAGAAAAAGTACGGGATCAAGTTAATGAAGGGCGTTTAAAATCTTATAGTATTGCAGGGTCTGCTACAAAAGTACAGAACATGCAGAAAGGATTAATGCCTTACATGCAAGTAGATGATATGGAACTAGCTGAAGTAACTATCTGTGAGAAGGGAGTTAATCAAGGTGCTGGATTTGATCTACTTAAAAGTGGAAGTGGTCGCCCTACACAAAGCTGTGTAGATGGTAGTTGCCTTCTTCCTGATGTAGATGTTATAGTAGAAACTCAAGGAGATATAGATTTTAAGAAGTCTTTTGATAACTGGTTATCATTAAATAAACCTGTGACGGAATGGGATCACAGCGAAGTTCAGTCGGAGACTGAGCATGGGGTTGTTAAAGGGAAAGAGGAACGAACATACTCTGAAGAATATGAAGCCCAACATCCCGGAACTGGAGCAAAGATCGAAAAGACAATGGATGTTTTTACAGACATTCTTAAAAAACAAAAGAGTCATGACCCTTTAGCAGCTGGTCATGGAGATACAACACTTAATAACTATGAAGGTAGAGTAGCGGAACATCATCAACTATTGAGAGAATATGGATTCCCATCAGAACAACCTTTGGAATCAGTACGCTATACGCCTGTTGTAGAGGTGGAAACAGATGAGATAGGGTTACCTATCAATAACAAACCTCCGTGGCAAGTGAACGAAGCGGGGCAGCATCTAGGGGCAAAGCATGATGATGACCTCTGTACCTTCAAACATTCCGATAGAGGAAAGGCTAAAGCAAAGTCTTTAACTAAAGAGTTCTTTTCTTTTATGGATATGAAGGTAAATAATATTGAAGTTCCTTCTGAATTTATGCAACAACCTTATGTACAACCATATAATGGAAATGTAGGAGAGGCGATTACTGCTTGGATTAAGCAGCCGATAAAAGAAAAAGAGGAGGAATAGGTGCTAATATTTAAGTGGGTTAGTAAGCTGCGAAAGAAATTAAAACCTCAAAGATTTGATGAGTCCATACAGTATTGGGAACGTCTAGAGTTCCGAGAATATAGGGGGAAGAAATGATAGGAAAATTAAGACCACAGATATTAGTTGCCATTATATGTGCCACGGTATTTAGCGTATTCGCTTTATGGATGGGGTATAAAATGGAAGCAACAGAAATTGTTACTGCCGTTATCGGTGGCATTTTTGGATTCTTAGGAGGCGTATCACTTAAAGTTCTAGAGAATGAGTAAGATGTGTTCCTGCCGTATTGGTGGTATCTGTATTTGTTGGGCAATTCAATACTGTAATTGTGATCTTGAATGTAAATGTACAGACTGTGATGATATGCAAATATATTTGATTATGCGAGAAGAGAAAAATGACAACCTTTAGACGACAAGCAAACAATCTTTGGAGAAATCGAATGAGTTGTGAATGTGAAATAGAGTGTATTTGTGAAGAAGGATGTGAATGTGAATTAGACACTTGTGAATGTATTACTTGTGTAGCTGATCTAGTTATGGATATGTATGATAGCGGTTGCCCTTGTGGAGACAACTGTCAATGCGGAAACGCCTAGTTACTTCTTATGCGACTTCCAAGGTTTTAAATCAAATCCACAATTATGACATATCTCTTCTCGATCTTCAGATATTATTTGTAATACCTTATGTACATAACAATATTTATTAGTACACATTAATTCTTTTTCTTTTGTTTCTTCCATCACTATCCTCCAATGTTTCTAATCTTTATCCTTTCCAAATACACTACCCGTTAATAAAGCACCAAAGGCTAGGTGGAATAGTCCACCACCCTTCAGAGTAAATGGCTCGTGTTGACTGACTAATTTCTTGAGGTACTCCATCTGGACTAGCGGATCGTCAATAGCTTGCAGATGAGACATGTAGTCCGCTAGGTCAAGTCCCATCCTAGCTACCCCGTAATAGATAGGCACTACCATAAAGTCATAGATACAAATGACGAGGTAGGTTATTAAAGCAGTCCATCGCCACATCATATTACTTCTTTACCTTATACCAAATTATACGTGCTAATCCAATTCCTCCCACCACTACTGAAGTCCATGCNACTATTTGCACCGTCAGTATATCCTCACCGAAACCGTGTCGAGAAAGGTCAGCCATTATTCCACCAAATAAAATTAAGGGAATTGGAAAATAAGTTTTTAAATATTTCATTCTATTCTCCTGTCACATTAATTGTTTCAATAGGTTCAACATGATCCTTCTCCCATTGTTCCTTTGCGACTATCTCTGCCCATTGTTCGCTGAGTGCTTTAATTGGTATTACTTCTTTGGCAATATATTCAATCTCCACTAGATAGTCATAATCCATTAATTAAACATACCCCCTTTAGGTATTGGTGTTTTAGATAAGTCATGTAAATGATAATGAGGTGATGGACAAGATTGAGTGTTGTTTATCCAGTA